AAAATACAAGCAGTAACAAGTTCATCAGGAGTACTAGCTATAGATGTACTATCAGGAAATGTTGCAACTATAACGCTTACAGAAAGTATTACAGACATAGATTTTACCAATGTACCTGCCGCAGGTAGCTGTGCAATTACATTAATTATTACACAAGATAGTTCATCATCATTTACTGTAGCCACAAATGCTATAACAGTTAATGGTGGAGGAGATTTAACAGCTAAGACTGCAGCAGCAGCAGGATATACAATGACAGCTACAGTAGATAAAACAGATGTGGTATCATTACTTTTTATAGACGCAGGAACACCACTACTTAACGCAGTACAGGAGTTCTAAATGCCTTTAGCTTCAAGTAGATTTGGATTTATTGGAGGAGGAGTTCCAGAGGTAGAAGTTAGTTATTTAGTACTTGCAGGTGCAGGTGGTGCAACTGGTACTTTTTCAGGTGGTTCAGGAAATCTCGGAGGTGGTGGTGGTGCAGGTGGTTATAGAAACTCATATGCTTCAGAACTATCAGGTGGTTCTACATCTACAGAAGCAAAATTAGGTCTTGTGTTAGGTGAATCATATACTGTCACAGTCGGTGCAGGTGGAACAGGTGGTGGAAACAATACTGGTTCAGGTGGTCAATTTGATGGTTACAATGGTAATGATAGTCTTGTAGGAAGTGCCACATCTACTAAAGGCGGTGGTGGTGTTTATAATATTACTTCTCCATATCCAAATGCAGGAACAGTTGGTTCTTCAGGTGGTGCATTAAAAACTAGAACATCTTATACACCTGAACAAATTTTAGCTACACCTACACAAGGTACAATAGGAAGTCCAGGTAACGGATCTAGCGGTGGTGGCGGTGGAGGCGCAGGAGTTGCAGGTGGATTTGGCAGCGGAGGTGCAGGTTTATCTTCTTCAATAACAGGTTCAGCAGTAACAAGAGCAAATGGTGGTAGTCCTGGAGGTGGCGGTACAAATAGTGGTAACAGTGCTTCAGCTAATACTGGTTCAGGTGGTAATGGTTCAAGTTATAACACGAATGCTTATGGTTCAAGAAAAGGTGGCAATGGTGGTAGTGGTGTTGTTATAATTCGTTGGGCTACAGCAGACGCTACTATTAGTAGCCCAAGAACTGGACTTACTGATGGTGGTGTACAAACAGATGGTTCAGATAGTTATATAGTTTTTACAGGTGGTACAGGAACAGTGAGTTTTAGTTAATGGCACATTACGCATTTTTAGATGAAAATAATATAGTAACACAGGTAATTGTAGGTGTAGATGAAAATGACACTTCTGCTTTACCTGAAGGTTTTGCAGATTGGGAAGCATGGTACACAGATTTTAAAGATCAGACTTGCAAAAGAACTTCATACAATACAATATGTAATACACATACTGAAGGTGGTACACCATTTCGTGGTAATTACGCAGGTATAGGGTATAGTTATGATCCTGATAATGATGTGTTTTTAGAACCTAAACCCTATGCAAGTTGGATTATTAATAGTGATACTTGGACCTGGAAAGCACCATTAGATTTACCTGCAGATAGTGATGAAGTAAGTTATACTTGGGACGAAGACGCTTATCAAGAAGATAATACTACAGGTTGGATAGCAAACTAAAATATTAAATAAGGTGGAACATGTCTAAAATAGTTTTCGGAATTACAGATAGTTATTTGTATGAAGAAAAATCTATACACCCACAACACATATCTAAACAAATACCTGATTGGTATAAAAAAGTACCTGCGAATATTAAAAAAGATTATCCTTTAAAATATTTAAGCACGACAAAGACTATTAAATCTTGTTCTAGTTTTGTAAATGTGTTTAACAACGGTTATGTTATATACGCACCTACTGACATACTCATAAAGTATGATGATAAAACACAAACTTATGTGTGGGAAGTATCTTATTTATGGAACACAATGTTTGATAGAACAGAAGTTATAGTATCACATAGTAAAAATCAAATGGTAGATCATTTACCTAATAACGCACAAGACAAAATCATATTAAAAATGCACTTGCCGTACACAATATTTACTGACAATGGTTACAGTTGTATGCAGATGTCGTATCCATATTCTTATAATGATGATTGGTATGTACCTTATGGTATATTTGACACAGACAAAATACACGAAGTTAACTTGCAATTAATAATAACAACAAGCGATAAAGAAATATTAATTAGACAAGGCACACCACTAGCTATCTACGTACCTTACAAACGACAAAAATATAAATTAAATATTGTTAATATGAATACAAATAAAATATACAGTTAGTAAATTGAAAGGAACACAATAATGAAAGTTGAGTTTGTAGCAAAAAATAAAAAATACGAACCTGTATTAAAATTAACTCCTCCTATTCCTGCTAATAAAATATTGCCAGACTGGTATAAAAAATTATCAAGAGCAGAAATATTGGATAACGGTTTAAAAGGTAAGACAGCAAAAAAATGTCCCGCTATACAAGATGAACTTACTACAGGATTTGTAATACCTATGTGGAGTAGATTTGAATTTACTTCCATTAAAAATAATAGAGGTGTAACAATACAACAGAATTGGCATTTTGGAATAGCAGTTGCTACAGGAGAAGATGTAGAACAACACATAGATACTCACCAACCGTATCAAATAAAAGGAATGGATTTAAACACAACAGTTGCTAATAAAATATTAAAACTTTCTTTACCTTATAAAATTATTGTACCTGAAGGTTATAACATTAAATATAGTGATCCGTTTTATCATTTTCGTAAAGATATAAGATGTTTGCCAGGTATTGTTGAAGCAGACAAGTGGGGATATGTTGCATTTCCATTTGAAATATTATCAGAAAATTTTGTTATGCAAGCAGGTACACCTTTAATACATTGTCTTGTTTACAAAAGAGAAGATCCCATAGATCTAATAATAAAAGAAGGTACACAAAAAGATTATGATGAAATACACGAAGATTTTTTTGAGTTATTTTCGTCAGATGTAAATTACAGAACTAAGAAATAAAAGCGTTATGTTATAATATCCTTTATGGATTATTTTATAGGATTTTTATTAGGTTATTTTTTAAAAGAAACTCTACAACTTATTAAAAGAGTAAGTCAATGGGACTTAAATAATCGTGCGTACCAAAAGGAATGGGATTTTTTATCCCAAGATGATCTACCATAAACATGAGTACTAACGGTAACGGCTTTACTCAAAAGGAATTATTAACTATGGTCATTGAAAGACTTGACAAACTAGAAGAAAAACTAGATAACAAATTGGATAAAACAGAATTTTACAAAGTACTAGGATTAGTTGCTACGGTTGTATTGATCGTTGGTAGCTTATCTATGTAATGAAGGGTTACAAATTGTATTGGAATATATCTAAACGTATGGTCGCTGTATTTATAGCGCAAGCATTAAGTGTTATAGGTGCAGGTAGTCTTGTAGGTATAGATGTATTTAGTTCTGCACTTCTAGCAGGATTACTTGGAGTAGCTAACGTACTAGAAATCTTAGCAAGAAAATATCTTAATGACGGACAACTTACAATGGAGGAAGTCAACCAGGCATTCGGTATTCTCGATAGTAAAACACATAACGATATGAACGGGAGAGGAATAGATCATGGGTAGTGACGGTTGTTGCGGTGGTGGTTGTTGCGGAACTAAGTAAGTTCCGTGTTATATAAATTTAATAGTCTAGTACGGATATGTATCGTACTTTTTCTTATAGTTCCTGTTCCTGTATTTGCAGATCATGTACCTACACAAACACCTTATGGTATATCTATTGCGTGTGATAGTGATGGAGACACAACTAAAGGAGACATAACTGTTACGTGGCAAGAAAGTGATGGCTTTGAAAGTAGTCCACCTGAACGATATGCTATAGCATTTAGTAATGATAACTTTGTAGAAAGTAACTATGCAGTTGCAAGTACTCCTGGTTGGGAAACTGCTTTGTCTTATAAGAGTTATGTCTTTACTGCTAGCTATAGAGAAAATGTATTTGGTACAACAGCAGATACGTTTTATGCAAAAGTAAGAGCTGATAATGACACAGATCAAAGCTATTCAGAGTGGACTTCTATTGTAAGTATTGATTGTGACTATGGATCTACTCCTACTACAACAACTACATCTAGCACAACTACTACAACTGTACCTCCTCCACCTCCTCCTCCACCTCCGCCACCACCACCTACACCTGAAGAAATTATTGTTGATATAAAAGTAGAAGGTGTTGATAAGACGTATACACAAGCAGACGTTAATGATGGAACTATAGAGAGAGATCAAGAACGTGTGGATAATGAAAAAGAATACGGTTGTTTTATGACTGACGCACAAATAGATCGTGGTGATTGTGACATACCTGAACCTGAAGAAGACATTGAGATTATAGAAGAAGAAGATATAATTAAGGAAGAGGTAATAATTGAAGAAGAAATTAAAGAAGATGTGGATGACATCCTTCCTAAGAATGATGATCCTGTACTTAACACACCTAAAGAGGAAGTTGTTAAAGAAGAAGTTGTGGAGTTTGAAGAACTCCCTATTGAGTTCGAGATTATTGAATTTGATTTGGAAGATATTGTTACCGAAGTCGTGGATGAAGTACCAATACAAGATGAAATAGAGGAGGAGATTGTTGATGAAGAAGTTAAAGAGGATGTCAAGGAAGTTTTGGATGAGCCAATACAGGAAATTGTTGACGAGGATGTCACTGGAGAGATACCCCAGGAACAGGACCTGGAACAGATAGAACTTACTGAAGAAGAAGTCGCTGTTGAAGTAGCTGAAGTAGAAGAAATTGTAGAAGAGATTGTCGTAGAAGAAGCTACTGTCGAAGAAGTTGTTGAAGTACTTGAACAAGTAAATGATATTGGTGTACAGAACCTAGACCAAGCTACAGAAAAAGTACAAGAAGTTGTCCAAGCTGTTGTTGAAAAAGCTATTGCTGATGTACAAGAACTAACAGAAGAACAAATAGAAGTAGTTGCAGAAGTATTACAAGTAGAAGCAGCTGACGTGGAGATCATTGCTGCAGCTGTAAAAAAAGATGAAGCTATTAGTGAAGCTGTAGAAGAGTATGTCGAGAGAGCAGTAGAGAATAGTGATGTGGAAAACTACTCACTTGCTGACGTAGTGACAGAGGTACAGACAGAACAATTTCTTGCTGATCCAATAGGTTCATTCGTTGACATACAGATAGATCAAATAGATCTAGCAGAAATTGGATCAGATATGACAAGCGATCAAAAAGAAAAAGCACAAGAAGTTGTAGTACCAGTAATCATAGCTTCGCAAATTGTAGCTAGTCTTCAAGTGTCACCCGTTAGAATAAGACGTAGAATATGAAGTACATAAAAAAATTTATTAATTGGTTAGGAGAAATCCTTAAAGAAACTATTGCACAAACGTTTACTTTGCTAGGTTTTTTTATAGCATGGTTAACTTTGACAGGAACAGCTAAAGATATAGTAGGCATTGCTATACTTATATCAATAGGTTTATGGTTATTAACAATAGGTTTACGTAAAGATAAACCTGAAGATAAGAATAAAAAGAAAGTGAGCAGATAATGCCTTACAGTAAAACAGGAAAGAAAAAAAGATATTCTTCTAAACGTAAGAAGAAAATGACTAAGTAGTCATGTTTATTAAGTACAGATAATATATTTTGAAAGTATCTTGTCCTAAATGCTCACAACCACTTAAAGTACAGATAAAACCTTATAAATTATTCTGTACAAATCCTGATTGTTTAGACTATAATGATGTAAACAGGGAGTCTAAATGAAGATACAAGTTGTAAGAACACAGTTTGGCATTGACGCTACCAATGGAATGATGTTCATTGACGGTAAGTTTGAATGCTATACACTCGAAGATCAGTACCAAGCAGTTAAAGTAATGCACGAAACCTGCATACCTGAAGGTACATATCAAATTAAATTTAGAAAAGTCGGTGGATTTCACACTAAGTACAGCGCAAGATATAAGAATGCACACTACGGTATGCTTGAATTACAAGATGTACCTGACTTTAAATACATACTGATTCATTCAGGTAACACAGATGAACACACGTCAGGTTGTATACTCACAGGAAATACTCAACAAGACCTTGACTTAGGTAAAGACGGTATGATTGGACAGTCACGTAATGCTTATGAACGTATGTATAGAAAAGTATCAGCAGTATTACTACAAGGTAAACCAGTCACATTAGAGGTCAGTAAGATCAATCTTGATGGTGCAGCAGCACCACAACAAAGTTCCGATAGTAAAATGTTACATGCTATTCACGAAAAAGTGACACGCATTGACAGTAAGCTAAGAGGAAAACCTATTATATAGATTGGAGTAATATGAGTGACGAACTAAAGCAACTTGTTGAAAAAGTTGTATGGACATTCATCGAAGCATTCGGTTCTGCTTTGTTGGTTGGACCTGCAATGGATCTAAACATTACAACACTTGAAGCTGCAGCAATTGCAGGTGGCGGTGCTGTAATAGTAGTGTTAAAAGAGTATGCAAAAAAACAACTCGCAGGTAAGTAAACTTACCGAAACCCAACAGGACGTAGCACACAATAAAGTAAAGGAGGGCGTTACGCACCCGAATGGTTGGGAACCTGGCGTAAAGTTTGATTATAAAACTAAAACAGGAACCATAACATCAAGAGCTATGACTAGCTCTACTCCTGAATTTGATGAACTTCTACAAGAATGGGGATTCGATCCCAAAAAATATGCAATAGTCAACGATACATTAAGAGTTTCTACGTGGGATATGAACGTTGGTAAGGGAGAGATACATCAAGCATGGGCATACAAAGCACAGATAGTTGCAACAGAAGCAACAATAGATCAAGAAGATTACACTCGAATCGAAAAATGGATACAGTCTTACAAGCGTAAAGCAAAACCTAAAGTAAAGAAAACTAAAGCTAGCTTCTTTGTTGCAGTTGCAGATTTACAGCTAGGCAAGAGAGATGGTGAAGGTACTGAAGCTATTGTTAAAAGATTCTTAGAGAAGATAGATCTAGTACGTGATCGATATAACTTTTTACGTAAAGCAGGAGTAGAGATGGATCAACTTACTGTTGTAGGATTAGGAGATATAGTCGAAGGGTGCGTAGGGTTTTACCCACAAGCAATGGGACCTAACGGAGTCGAGTTAGATTATCGTAATCAAATGAAATTAGCTAGAAGACTTATTGCTAAAGCATTGGTTGAATGGTCTAAAGACTTTGATGTTGTAGTAGTAGGTGCAGTACCAGGTAATCATGGAGAGAAGCGTACTACTAAAGGTGTAGCACCAACAGGTGGTATGGATAACTATGACATAGAAGTCTTTGAACAAATAGGTGAGATCTTTGCAGACAAACCACAATACAATCATGTAAAGTTTGTTATACCTGATGAACCACATCTATCTTTAAATGTATGTGGAACCAACATGAGTTTTACGCATGGACATCTTGCAGGGTTCAGTGGTACTGTAGAAAATAAACTTATGAACTGGTGGAAGAATCAAACCTTTGGTGGTTTTCATGCAGGATCCTCGTCGATTCTAGT